CGTGTTGAACGACGACATCGTGCCGCCGTACATAGAGCCGGTATTACTTACGCTAACACTTCCAGTAAATGATCCTGAACTTGCTGTTATATCTCCGGTAACGGCCAAATTTGTACCGTCAAACGTCAGCGCCTCGTTGCTCGCGTTGCCTATGCTGAATTTATATTTACCCGTCGGAGTGCCGTCGACGTATCCAAGAAAGAAGCCTGTACCGGTGTTGTAAGCACTTTGACCGCCCTTGATAGAGCCGCCTTGGTTCATCGTGATACCGCCTTGGGCTATCTCTACATCTTGTTCAATACCGCTCTGCGCTACTGCTTGGCCGCTTGTTGTTGCTGTATCGTCACCAAGGTTGATTGAAATGGTGTCATCATTGTCTAAATCAATCCCGATTGTTGGGTTTGCTACGTTGCCCCAATCGACCGCGGCGGCAGTGACTGTAACGTTTGCGCTGCTGGTTGTTGTAGCCGGAAAATATCCAGAAACGGCGTCGGTATCAGTTGCATCGCCGACGTTTTTCTTGGCGCGCACCCAGTAATATAAAGTATCACCAACCGCATAGGTGATCGCGCTGTTGCTTTGATCATGCGTAAACTGCGTGCCATTAGTTTCGCCAATATTTACTGCGTTCGAGCGCACGTTTGTTGCAGACGCCCAAACCTCGATTGTGTTGAAATCGCTTGGCTTGGTTGGATTGACCCAGTTCAAAAATATCTTAGATTCGGCTGATTCGACCTGTAGCCCGGAGGGGGAGGGTACGCCGCGCGATGCGTCGGTGATAGTGCCAGTGCCAGAAACTTGAGAATACGATGTAGGGTTACTGTAAGCGTCTGAGCTGTCTTCTCTTAGCGTCAGCAAGACGCCGCCATCTTCACTAAAAACCCAGCCGACACAAATAAACTCTTTATCGACCCAGCTTAACTCCTCGATAGAAACTTGCACACGATCGCCAGCGGTAACATTCAACGCCGTATAATTAGCCGGGAAAGTTATAACCTTTTGCTGGCCGGCGCTTTTGATGATTTTATGTGCGAGTCGTTGCGCCATGTAGCTTGTATTGGTCATCGAAAACGACGTTTCTTTTTCCATAACGATGTTATTGTCGCGCTGCAACTCGTTTGACAATTGCACCTTTGGAAACTCGACCATTTTGTGACCCTGGCTTGGGTCAAGAAAAAGCCCTTTGATTGTGTTCACGCGCTCCGATCGGTCGATACTGGTCTTAACAGTAATCGAGCCAATCAAATCGTCCTCGTTAAGCGAGACAGTTGGGTTAGCATAAATTCCAGCGCGCAGGACGTATTTGCCGTTTGAGTAAACAAGCGAGCCATTCATGCTCGATAAGATTTTGTTAATATTTTTTTGATGGGTATCAGTGGCGAAAACAACGCCGTTGCAAGTAAAGGTTTTTTCAGTACCGCCGGGCACCGTCACGGTCGCATCACACCCATTGGCTGCTGTAATGACTGCCAACCAATCAATTTTGCTGCTTGAAACGCTTAGGCCAACGGTTTGATCCATCAAATAATCGATCGCACACAAAGCCGGATTGTCGCTGTAGGCTATATAACTCGCATTACCGGGAGAGTCGCCAGCATCGCCGCCGGCAGTAACTTCTAGCCTTGGGTCGTAAACCTTTTTGCCCTGCACTAATGCTTTGACGTTGCCCGGTGCGTACTTGTCCCAAGTCTTTGCAGATTCACCATTGAGCACCCATTTCATTGCCAAATAGGCAATTCCGTCGCCTCTATGATTGTCTGTGTAGTTTCCAAACTGACCAACAAACATTGAATCGGCAGTCTGCGGGTTTGTGCCGCGATATTTGTTGATCGTTACGATGTCGACGTTGTTCTTTGTTTGGAACGCGCCGGCATTGACAGCGCCGCCGGCAGTGTTGCCGCTATTTATTTGGTTGTTATTAATAACAAAATCATCAAAATAAACGTCCGTGATTGCGTTTACCTCATGCCCAGCAAGCACGATCGTTTGGTAAAGATCCTTATTGTCGACGCCGCCAAGTCCGATGAAACTGATTGGCCCAGAAACCAGCGCCTCGCCATAAATGATTTTTTGCGGCTCGCTTGCGCTTTTTACTGTTGATTGCCGGCTGCGGTCGGTATCAGGAACCGACATTTTGACCTCAAATAAGGACATTGCCTTTTTGGCAACCAAAGCACTGCCAGCGATAACAGCAGACCCGATGGCCATAGTTGCCTGCGCGCTGGCCGCGATATTCATGGCAACGGCAACTTTTGCACCAACAAAGCTGACAAAAGTTTTTAGGATTGCTATAGCTTGCATAAGTTCCAACCTACTTTGATCATCGATTGCGGGATATTGATAAAGCCTTTTTTGCCCAAGGCGACCGCCACGCTACCCAGTTTGATACCCAAAAGCTGGCCGTATGGCATTTCGCAAAGCACCGGCGAGCCGTTATCAAGTTGGTTGAAGCTGTAGTCTGGAGATCCTAAAACACTGGCGACGGTATCTTTTAAGCCACCATGTCCAGCGATGATATCGTCAGCCTGCCACTGGGATGCGTACTTGAACGTTACGAGGTAATCTTTCCCAGTTAGCTCTTGCACAATAAAACCAGCAAATTGGCAGCAGTCTGCATCACCGTAATCAAAATCACGCTTTCGCCATTTGTTTAAGGCTTGATGTATGCGCAAGTCCATTAATAAAGCACTATGTCATACGGGTTTATATCCGGTATCACTGGTGTACCAGTGCCGCCCGGCATTTGACTGGCTCCCCAGTTTATTTTTGCGCCTTCCACCTTATGAATGTGATTGAAAAACAGGTCGCCACTTGACTTGGCCTGCTGCGAAACATTCGTATACATAAGATTGGACGAGCGATTGAATCGTGATAGTTCCGATTCGCAGATCATTTCGATGCCGTCACCGCCATCAGCGCCCACGCTCATATTCATCTGATCCATATAGCCAGACCAAATTTGCGTTGGGGTTGTTATTAGCTCCGCGTCAGCATCGAGGACGCCTATGTAAATCGTCGCGCTGTGCATAAAGTAATTTTCGGTCAGTGCGGCGGCTGTGATGGTGGTATTCAGCCCTGATAAAGTCAGCGTGATCGCATAAGGCGAAACATCAAGCGCCTCTTCGACTTGGCTTATTGCGCCTAAATCGCCAACGCCCAGCCAATCGTTACCGCCCCAAGTTAAAGTGCCAAGACTGTTGTGTAGGTAAACAGTGCCGCTTGGAAATTCCAGCTTCGCAAAGCTGACGATTTCAACGTGCTGCGATGCCAACGCAGCTTTGACGGCGTCATTGTCAGTCGTATTGTCAGACCAAGTTCTACTCATGCCAGCACGTCCTCGACAGCTTCAACGGTAAAACTGCTTACAATTCCGGGTTGCGTTTCCCAGCTCGCAGAGCTGGCAAGCATAAACACGCCATAAATCGGCTGTAGGTAATCGATCGCTTGGTTGTCGACCGTTGGCTTGCGGATCGGCGGGGCCAAAGGAATGCCGTTTGTTGTTGTTGTGGTGCCGTCAGAGTTAGGCTTTGCAAACTCCAAACCGCCGTCAGATTTGCTGTTCACATCTTCTGTGACCATGTGCAGCTCGTTGTTAAACGCGATGTAGTCGCCAGCTTTTAAATATCCGGTTTGACTCGCCGTTGCGCCGTCAGCAAGCAAAATCGCGCCGCTTTGACTTGCGCCATTAACAAGCAACGTATCAGCAGGGTTGCTTGGTGCTACGCCTCGCTTGGTTGCTGCGTGGTCGTAAAGATACATGCGATGCTGCTGACCGTTTAACTTAGTAAGAAACGCCTGCATGTCTGCGCGATCATTTCCGGTTAGGTTGTTAAATTGCATTGTGACTTTCCAGAGCGATCCTTTGCGGCCAATGGTTTGCACTGAGTTGGTCAAAGGGCTTTGAAATGTTTTGGTGTTGCTGACCAACTCAAACGTGCTCGAGCTGGGCGTGATACTTGGGAACATGTAAACGGTCATGCTAGTCGCCCTCGTCTGATTAGATCCTGAACGATTGCAACCGTCTGCTGCGAGGTTTGTTGCATGGCTGTGCGTATCTTCATCTCGACACCGGCGTCAGAACCAGAAGCGTCGACGTTGTTGACTATAGTGACACCGCCACCGCCGGCAGCTTGCTTTTTCGTTAGCACCTGCTCGCCGGGATGCAATAGGGCGAATCTGCCGCCAATCCCGTCTGCGCCGCCCTGACGTAATCCATTCGGAACCATCCCGCCGCCATCAAAACTTTGCGCTTTGATCTGTGCGACCTGACCCATGCCAGCGGCAACCGTGGCTGCTGCCATCGCAAAGTTGATTGGGGGAGGGTAGGAGCTAAGGGCTAAGGTTGCGCCTTGGTAGGTTTGCATGACCGCCTGAGCGATCTGGAAGCCCTTATTAAGCTCAAAAAGTTTGCGGTTGTTTTTAGCAATTCCGGCAAATTGGGTATCAAGCTCGCCAAGCACATGGCTGGTTTGTTCTGTCGTTGTTAGTTTGTCAAACTCGGTGCGCCGCTTAGTGCCCTCGATTGATTGCTTTTCTAAAAAAGTTAGCTGCTTTACAACTTTTTTAACGCTGGTATCGTCTTCTTTTTCTAAAATGCCCGAAACGCTATTTTCCGCAATGACTTTTCCAGCTTCCTCCGCTTTAGCCATGATTCGATTGTATAAAAGCTCGATCTTCGTGCTCGGCAGCGCTTGAGATGTAAGGTTTTCCATCTCCGCAACTAAAGCGTCAATTGCTGCTTGTGTTTCTTCTGCGCCTCTTTTTAATTCACCGTTAGCG